TGGCACTTTGTTTTAGCCCCAATAACTATCTTTGGTTTTTCCTATGCCGGTGTAGAAGCGCCTGAGTTACCGGCGTTTGATATGGATAGCCTGATGACTGTACTCTTAGGTATGCTTGGGCTTGGTGGTCTAAGGACGGTAGAAAAAGTAAAAGGCCTAACAAAATGAATAGGTACATAGCACTGGGCTTACTCTATTGTGGTAAGCCCTTTATTGTAATAGGTAATTGGTTTTGGCGTCAGCATAGAAAATTTCTAAGGCGGAACCGGTAGATGGAAGCTAATTTTTTTAAAAGTCTTGAGATGGTACTGCACCACGAAGGTGGGTTTGTGGATCACAAAGATGATCCCGGAGGCGCAACTAACAAGGGTATCACACATAAAACCTATGCTGATTTTTTGGGGCGTCCTCTCGAAGACGTAAGCGAGCTAAAGAACATCCCAGAAGATCATGTTCAGTTAATCTACAAAAAAGGTTACTGGGACAAGGTAAGGGGCGACGAACTTCCGGGCGGTGTGGATTTTTGCTTATTTGACTGGGCCGTGAACAGCGGGCCGGGACGTGCCGCAAAGGCATTACAAAAAACTGTTATGGTGTCGCAGGACGGGGCTATTGGTCCAAAGACCCTAGAAGCTGTCTCTGAATATAACCCAACAGAAATAATAGAGAAAATAACTGAGACTCGTATTGAGTTTTATAAGGGTTTGTCTACGTACAGTACTTTTGGCAAAGGTTGGTTAAAAAGGGCGAAAGAAACTCGTGACTTTGCTTTGGATATGGTATAAAACCGTATCAGACTTAATGCGGAGATATACGAGTGGATCAAATTTATTTTGCGGAGGCCGTCTTTCGGATTATTCGGGAGCGGAGGCAAGCAGTTCAAGACTTGTTGATTTATGACAATGTTAAGAACATCGAGCAGTATCGTGAGCTCATGGGAAACTTAAAGTCCCTAGATCACGTGGAACAGGAACTCAAGGGCCTGCTAGATAAACAGGAGCAAAGCAATGGCTAAAGCGCAAAAAGTTAACCTTGAAGGCGCAGCGGAGGGTGTCGCAAACCTCGCTTCAGCTTACAAGGATGTTACTGATAAGGTACTGGACCCCGAGTCTATCGGTGGTTCTCTCCTAGAAAGGATGCCGGACCCAACGGGCTGGCGTTTGCTTATTCTCCCCTATCGCGGAAAAGGTAAAACTGACGGCGGAATCTATTTGCCGGATAAGGTAGTGGAAGAGCAGACAATATCTACGCAAGTTGGTTATGTCCTAAAAGTAGGACCTCTGGCTTACAAGGACCCGGAGAAGTTTCCCTCTGGTCCGTGGTGCGAGCAGGGTAACTGGGTGATGTTTGCTCGTTACGCGGGGTCTCGTTTTAAAATTGATGGTGGTGAGGTTCGCATCTTAAATGATGACGAGATTTTGGCGCGTATCAAAGAACCTGAAGATATTTTGCATTTCTAGGAGAAAAGAATGGCGGAACAAAAAGAAGATCAAATCGAATTAGATTTAGACGACGCGCAAGAACAAGAAGTCGAATTGCCCGGTGGTGGTGATGATGACGATGCCCCGCTTGCGGCATCTTCCGACGACAACTTTGATAAGGCGGAGAACGCTACGCAGAAGCGCATAGATCGTCTTACAAAAAAGATGCGGGAGGCTGAGCGCCAAAGGGAAGAGGCTATAAGGTACGCTCAAAACGTACAGGCTGAAGCTAGCTCTCTTAAACAGCGCATGGATGCGTTGGACAATAACTATGTGAAAGAGTATAGCAGCCGGGTTGAAACTCAGATCGCCGCCGCCGAAAGTGACCTAGCTGTTGCTATTGAGATTGGCGATACTGCGGGTGTCGTAGAAGCTCAGCGTAAGATCACGCGGTTAGCTATTGAGAACGACAGAGCTGAACAGGCAAGGGCACAGCAGGAGCGGTACAGTAAAGCCGCTGCCGCGCAGCAACGCGCACAGGTTGAGCAGCCTATGCCGTCTCAGCCTAAAATGCCGGACCCCAAAGCCCAGCGTTGGGCGTCTCGAAATGAGTGGTTTGGGGAAGATGAAGCTATGACATACGCAGCTTTTGGCATCCACAAAAAGCTTATTGAAAACGAAGGGTTTGACCCGCAGTCCGATGAGTACTATAATGAATTAGATAAGCGTATGGTGGAAGAGTTTCCGCATAAGCTAAACGGTGGTAGCAGACGGCCCGCTCAGACGGTTGCTTCCGTATCCCGCAGTAGTTCTGGGCGCAGTAGTGGGAAAAAGGTTAGACTCACCCCTAGCCAAGTCGCAATAGCGAAAAAATTGGGTGTGCCGCTTGAAGAATACGCGAAATACGTGAAGGAGTAAGGAAAATGACAGAACAGAACATTGATCGGACTTCTCGCGCAAATCAAACTCGGGAGAAAACGGCAAAGCGTAAGCCGTGGGCTCCCCCATCTATGTTGGATGCACCGCCTGCACCGGATGGTTTTAAGCATCGTTGGATCAGGGCTGAAACCCGTGGTTTTGACGATACTAAAAACGTAAGCGCTAAGATGCGCGAAGGTTGGGAACTGGTTCGTAAGGACGAGTACCCTGACTTTGAGGCCCCGGTAGTTGACTCAGGTAAGTACGAAGGTGTGTTTGGAGTAGGTGGCCTTATTCTCGCACGGATTCCAGTGGAAACGGTGGCAGAAAGAACCGCATATTTTAACCAAAGAAGTGCGGATCAAATGCAAGCCGTGGACCAAGATATGATGCGCGAGAATGCTCATTCATCCATGACGATCAATAAACCTGATCGTCAATCTCGTGTAACTTTTGGCGGCCCACAGAGATAGGGTCGCCCTGATTAGGAGAAAAATCAAATGGCAAACCAAAACACTGCCTATGGTCTTCGTCCTATCGGGCTAGTTGGAAGTGGTGTTAATTCTACCGGTGTAACCGAATATGAAATCTCATCATCCAACGGCAACCCAATCTATCAGTACGCTATTGTAGTCCCGACTGCTGCTGGCGTTATTGATTATGCTGGTGCTACCGACGGTGGCACAACTCCAGCATTGGGTGTCCTGATGGGCGTTCAATACCAAGACTCAGTCCAGAAGAAGCCTGTATGGCTCAACTACTGGCCGGGTTCTGGTTCAGTCAGCGTTGACACAAACTACCCTGTAAAGGCGTTTGTGGCTGACAATCCAAACCAACTGTTCAAAGTTGCTTCTGACGCATCATTGACTGACCGTGCAACCGCACAGGCAGCCATTTTTGCTAACGCATCTTTGGGCACATCGGCCCGCACCGGCTCTGCCGACACTGGTAGCGCAAACGGTGCACTTAGCGTGTCTTCAATTGCCGTAACAGCGACTTTGCCGTTGCGGATTGTAGGAATCATGGATGACGAAGCCAACAGCGACTTTGCCGCTGCGGGTATTCCTTTGATTGTTCGGTTGAATGCACATTTCAACGCAAACACAAGCCGTTTTGACTCGCAGACTACTGCGACTTCAACGGGCGTTTAAGGAGGGGATAGAAAATGGCTATTTCTCGCGCACAACTAGCGAAAGAGCTTGAGCCCGGCCTGAATGCTTTGTTCGGCCTTGAGTACGACCGCTACGAAAATGAGCATGCTGAAATCTATGACGAAGAGTCATCAGATCGTGCATTTGAAGAAGAAGTGATGCTCGGTGGATTTTCAACGGCACCAACAAAATCTGAAGGCGGAGCCATCAGTTTTGACGATGCACAAGAGACCTACACAGCACGGTACACACACGAAACAATCGCTCTGGCGTTCTCAATTACTGAGGAAGCTATCGAAGACAACCTGTATGACCGTCTGGCATCACGCTACACCAAAGCTCTGGCCCGTTCAATGGCTCAGACAAAGCAGATCAAAGCTGCCGCTATTCTGAACAATGCGTTCAGCGCAACCGGCGGTAATGCGATTGGCGATGGTGCAGCACTTTGTTCAAACGCTCACCCATCATTGTCAGGTAACCAGACCAATATTCTGGCTACTGCGGCTGACCTCAACGAGACTTCTCTTGAGCAGATGCTGATTGACATTGCTGGTTTGACTGACGAGCGTGGTCTGAAGATTGCAGTACGCGGTACGAAGTTGATTATCCCTAAAGAGCTGCAATTCATTGCAGAGCGGGTGATTAACTCAAACCTCCGTTCTTCAACAGCGGACAATGACTTGAACGCGGTGAAGAGCATGGGAATGCTTCCTGACGGGGCAGTGGTTAACCACTTCCTGACCGACACGGATGCTTTCTTCATCAAGACAGATGCTCCAAACGGCTTCAAGTACTTCAACCGCGCAGCGATTAAAACTGCAATGGAAGGTGATTTTGACACCGGAAACATGCGGTTTAAGGCTCGTGAGCGTTACAGCTTCGGCGTCTCAGATTGGCGTTGTGTTTTCGGTACTCCGGGCGCAGCGTAAACATCTTTTACAAATGAGAAAGGGCGGCAGTTGCCGCCCTTTCTTTTTTGCGGTATACTTATTTTGGGCGTAACTTTAGCTTTGTAGACAGGATTCTGCCCACCTGACATTGCACGGACTACAAAGCAAACCCTTGTGCAAAGAGGTGATAAAATGGCTTCTACAACTTTTTCAGGTCCCGTGACCTCAACCAACGGTTTTGTTGGTGATATCAAAGTCCCTACCTATACTGTCGCTACACTGCCCTCCGCTACTTCTGAGGCGGGCACTGTTTTGTATGCTTCAGACGCTCTAAAAGCTGCTCAAACTGCTGGCAATGGCACGGGCAACCTTGTTTTTTCAGACGGTTCTAACTGGATTCGTGTGGACACCGGCGTAACGGCAACAGCATAGGGGGGATGACTAATGAGTAGTCGTTTTAAAGCCCCTAGCGCAGAAGAGTTGGCTCGTCGAGGTATTGGCGTAAAAAAGGTTCGTGCTCGTAATGAGGACGGCACTCTAAAGGCTGATGACCCATCAACTCCAGATGTCAATGAAGCTTGGGACAGCAAGATAGTGTCTGCTGTAAAAAATGTCACTAAAAAAGCTGCTAATAAAACAAGGAGCTAACCATGGCTGGTTCATTGATATTTTCCAAATATCGGGACGTGGGCACAGCCGGAAGCGGCGCGATCTATACCGGGCCGTGCCGTCTAAGACAGCTTACGATAAATACCGAAGCTGCTGGAGCCCCCGCTATTATTTTACGTGACGGCGGCGCATCTGGCGGGATCAAACTACAGCTTGATCTGCAAACAAGTGACACTTTTTCAGTCAACATTCCAGATGACGGCATTCGTTTTGATACAGACCTGTATATAGACGAAACCGCTTTGGATAGCGTGACTGTCTTCTTGTCGTAACAGGAGGCTCGAATGGCTCGTGAAGTCAGTTCCATATCAAGGGTAGGGACTTCGGAGCCGTTTGAGCTTCAAGTTTCCCGCGGCCAAATATCCTTTCATAAAACCGTCTTTAAGTTTGGCTACAACGCTGTTGTTGGAGCCGCTAAGGAAACCATCTGGGAACAGGGCGGTTTATACTCTTATCCCGCATCAGCCACAGTAATGACTATATCAAGCAGTTCAGCTAATGACACTGCCGCAGGCACGGGTGCGAGAACAGTAGAAATTTTTGGCCTAGACGCCGATTACAACGAAATAAACGAAGTTGTCACGCTAAATGGGCAAACTGCTGTTAACACAACAAAATCTTACCTACGGATAAATCGCGGCCTTGTTCGCAGCGCGGGTAGTGGTGGTGCAAATGCTGGTATAATCTACGCTGGTACAGGAACAGTAACTTCTGGAGTTCCTGCTAACATTTATCTTCTTATCAACGGCGATGGTGATAACCAAACATTAATGGGTCTTTGGACAGTTCCCGCAGGATATACAGCGTTCCTTACAAAAATGTCTTTATCTACAGGTACGTCAACTCAGACACCCGCTATTCTGAATGCTAGTCTTGTTGCTAGACCTTATGGGGAAGTGTTTCAAATAAAAGAAAGATTTACTCTTACAGATGGCGCACACGAACAATTTTATACTTTCCCGTTAAAGTTTACAGAAAAAACAGACTTGGAGATGAGGGCGTTTTCTTCCTCTGGGTCTGTGGACTTTAATGTGTCTGCGTCAATGGAGTTTATTTACATTCAAAATGGGAGTGACTTGTAGTGGCTGAACGAAAAAAAGCCAAAATGCCTCCCCGCAACAAGAAGAATTTTCGCCCTACTGAAAAAGGAGCGGGAATGACTAAGGCTGGAGTAGCGGCGTACAGACGCGCAAATCCCGGCTCAAAATTGAAGACCGCCGTAACGGGCAAGGTCGAAAAAGGTAGTAAGGACGCTAAGCGGCGCAAATCGTTCTGTGCGCGTTCTGCCGGACAAATGAAAAAATTTCCTAAAGCGGCAAAAGACCCAAACAGCCGTTTGAGACAGGCACGTAAAAGGTGGAAATGTTAAAATGAGCAAGGCAACAGTTGTAGAACTAGACAAGAAAGTTGAAGTCATTCAGGCCGTATTACACCGGTTAGAGACCAACCATCTTGCTCATATGCAAAAGGACATAGATCGTCTAGACATAAAAGTCTGGGCTATTCTTGGCGGCATTGCTCTGCAACTTGCGGCAACAATAATAGCGTTAGTGGCGGTATTGGCATGACACGAGTTAATTTAGGTGCAGGCGCTTGCTCCGTTAGAAAAATGGCAAAAGGCGGCGTCGTTAAGATGAAGAAGGGCGGCACTATATGCCCTGAAGGTAAGGCGTGGGCAAAGCGCACGTTTGACACATATCCGTCAGCTTATGCCAACTTAGCGGCATCTAAGTATTGTAAAGACCCTAATTACGCCAAAAAGTC